CTCTCGCCTTCCTGTATCCTCGTTCCATCTTGCGTATCTACTAAGATGTATAAACTCTTGATACGTTGTTGGTAATTTATTTTCCATCTCTCTCCTTCTTAAGTAGTATTTCTTTTAATTTATTTTCATACCATTGTGCTTTATCTAAATCTTGTATTCCATTCTTGTATCTAAACCTCCATCGATACTTGAGTGAGTTACCTCTTAGATAACCTACAAATTCTTCGTGTGTTAGCATTGCTTCAATAGCTTCAATGCATTCTATACTTCCATTGTTGTAATGTATTGGATGATTAACTAAATCTTCATCCATTATTTTATGTGCTTGTTCCATTAGTTCTTCCATTAATTTTTCTCCTTCCAACTATCGGGTAAGTTATCTCTACTAAACCATCTAAAGTTATTCTTTTCTGCCCATTCAGCGTGGCTTCTTTTAGTTCCATCCTTTCTTTTCTTAGCTGCAGGCATCGGTGCATAAGGATCAGAAAATAAAAACACTAACTCGCATTCTTTAGGCAACGCTTTTCTTATCCATACATATTTACTATACTCAGGATAATCCCAAAACCTTCCCTTTGCCTCAAGATATATAACCTTATCGTTAATAATCTTTATAAAATCCGGGTGATACTTGTGTTCAATTGTATATTCTAATATACCATTATGGTGTTCCCAATTCTTTAATTCTTTTTGGTGTAACTCATACTCCCATTTAGAATCATAACCTTTAGGTAATCCTTTTTCTACAGGTCTTTTCTTTCGTGGCTTTCTCATTAGTGTACTTCCTCACTTACTAATGTACTATCCATACCGCTATTTCTAAATAGAATTTCTGCTTTAGTTAATTCTTCTAATTCATTTAGAATTTCTGTATCAACTTCTGCTAGACTTGCACCACTAAATAATGCTCCACCAATTGTTATAATAAGTTCTTCAAGTTTGTCCATGTTTATTTATTAACTCCTCTGCTGTTATTTTAGGGTTTCTTTTTAGTTGTTTTTCTACCCACTTATCTGACATAAAGGATAGTCTTAATGTACGTTGTTGCATGAAATACTTTTGATCAGGCATAGCGTCTGCTAATCCTTCTAGTGTAACATATTCTTCTTCAGGAAGCAAGCTATTTATCCAATCAACTTGTATTTGTTTGGCTCTTTTTCTTAATTGTTTTGCTTTCTTTCCTCTCATTATAAAGTCTCCTGACTAGAATCATAATTTTTTTCAAGCTTCCAGTATTCTAATATGTTATTGAACATTGCTAAATGTTTAGCGTGAGATTCTTTATCCCATATATGACAGGCAATAAGAGCAGTATCTTTTCTATCTACAAAGATAGATACTCTTTCAGGATCATCGAACCCACAGCCTTGAGCATAGGCAGATAGTTGCATACCATGACTATCATAGACCAAGCGTTTAGGATCTTTACCTTCAAGGTTATCCTTAGTCTTAAAGTCTACAAAGATTCCTGACTTAGAATATAGATCTATCATACCTCCGTATCCTTGAGTAGCGCAAAAGGAATCCTCCGCTATCCATTCTTCATCAGGGTAATGTTCGTCTAAATATTTTTTAACTGCTTTGTATGGTTTGTTAGTAGAGGTTCCAAGAAATCCTTTCTCAATCATTGCGTGGATTTTAGTACCTCTTTCAGCAGCTTCTTTACCAACCTTCTGTGAGTCTTGTCGACATCTATAACTAAAAGATTGTAGAGATTCTCCTTCATGTCTTTCTAATGTCAAAGCAGAATTTAAAACTTGATTCATCTTCCAATTTTCTAGAGAAGGTTTAGCAATCATGTTCATTACAGTTGTGACTGAAGGAACTAAACTAAGTTGTCTTGCATCTCTTAGGGTTGTCTTTCTTTCTTTTCCATTAGCACCTATGATAGTGTACATTGGCTCACCATCTTTAGTGTACCAATGTCCAGACTCAGAAGTAAATTTATTATGAGGTTGACTTTGAGAACTGTCAAGTGTTTCTTCTTTTGTATTCATATGTTTTCTATTACCTCTATGACTTTATTAATATTTATGTTAAACCATTCGCCTTCAAAATGGTTACTTATTTTTTCTAACTCTCTATGTGCAGCAGTTTCTGCGCTTCTTCTATTTTTAAAAGATCGTGAATATTCTAATTTAAAATCTCTCATTGGACTAGAAGTTTGATATTGTTTACAACGATCTTCAGCATCCACAGCCATTCCTACTTTAACCCATCCTTTCCATGCAGGATTTGTAATAATGTATACTTCTCCTTCTGTAGCTGTTTCGTAATTTTCAAACGATGAGTATGCAGCTTCTTCAGTTGTCTTATATCTTCCCGGCTTATGTAAAGGATGAGACTTTTTAACATACTTACCATCAACCCACATACGAGTATCATTTTTCTTTTCATGAGAGGCTACTCTTCTTCGACCATCTGCTTGTCCAACATACCACCATTCACCATCTTGAAATTCAATGTTTTTTGTTTTAGTGCGTTTCACTCCAGTTGTCTCCTATTTTATATTCACCATCAAGAGGACAGCGCATATTAAAATACTGACCTGCTTCTATTAAGGCTTCGACACCAAGCTTTCCAAAAAGTTCTGCTTGATCTTGTTTAACTTCCACCTGCCATTCATCATGAATGTTAGCAACAAACTTATAATCTATGTTAGATTCCTTTGCTTTGTTGTCTAATATAACAAGTGCTTTCTTCATAACTATTGCACCACCGCCTTGTAATAATGTATTTAAAGCAGCATGTACATTTCTTATGTGTATTTTTCTACCATCTAATCCTTTAAGATAAGTTCTTCGTGCGGCTTTTTCAACTTTATACTTAAGAGTTTTAAAGGCAGGTAAGTTATCAAGGAATTTTTGTCTAAGTTTTTTACCACCTGCTTGACTGCTACCTACTACTTCTCCTAATTTAGCATCACCAGCACCATACATAAGAGCATATATAAATGATTTGGCATTGTCCCTTGTTTTCAATCCTGCTATCTTTTGATTTCTAGAGTGAACATCACCATTTAAAATCTCATCTGTATATTCTTTATCATTCATATAATGTGCTAACATTCTAAGTTCTAGTCCTGAAGCATCAATACCTACTAACTTATATCCTTCAGGAACAGTCCAACATTCTCTACATTCAGTACCATATTCACTTCTGATGTTAGGAACTTGTCCTGTATTAGGACTTCGGTGTGCCATTCTTCCTGTAATTGTACCATTACTAATAACAAAACCATGTATTCTATTATCTTTTTCAACAGCTTTAATCCAAGAATCTATCTGCGCTATTCTTTTCTGTAACAATAAATACTCAGCTATTAAAGAAGCTTCGGGTATGTGTTTGACTTTAGCTAATGATGATTCATTTACAATAGGTTGACCTGTTGGTGTAAAACTGTTTGGTTTCCAACCAAAGTCTTTTAAGTATTCACCTATTTGTTTACGAGAACCTAAATTAAATTCTTGCAACTTCTGTCGCATGAAAGGTTTGTAATCTTTAGACTCTAAAAGTCTTTCATATTCTCCACCTTTACCTGTGGTTAATCCTGACTTAGATAACTCTCCATTCTTTTTAAACTTAGGTGTTATTAATTTTACATCAACCCACTTAGGTTTAAAAGTAGATCGAACTTCTCTTTGAACTATTGTCATTCGCTCCTTTAATTTAGCAACCAACATAGAAGCTTTTCTTTCATCAAAAAAGAAACCATCATCTTCTTGTTTCTTTATAATTTTAAACACTTCATGTTCTAGTACAATAGCTTCTTCAGAAAAACCTGAAGATTCTGATTCTAAATAGTGATATATTTTTTCATTTAAAATTACATCCTGTTTACAATACTCTAGCATTTCGTCTGTGTAAACTTCCCAATCTTCAGGCTCTTCAGCTTTAGCACACTTAAGGATTCCTCCCCAATTTTTTAAACTGTGTCCACCTTCTCTTGTTGGTTCAAAGAGTCGAGACATAACTAAAGTATCTACAACAATTACATCTTTAAATAAATCTACATTGTATAGTTTATTTAAAACAGGAACATCAAAGCCAAGTATATTGTGTCCAATTAAAACATCAGCTTGTTTTAAATACTCAATGCCTTCTTTTATTTTATCTGGTCTAAAACATTTTACTTCTCCTCCAAAAGGCTTAGCAACTATGCAATGAACCTTGTCGGGATTCAAACCATTTGTTTCTATGTCAAATACTATATTCATGTTTACCTCTTAAAAAGTTATATCTTCAAATGTTTCTTCGCCTGTAACCTCATGCATACGACCTGTATCTAAGTTGTATTTTAGATGACAAGCCAGTCCTGTATCTCCAGTGTATCTAGATTTAAGTACACGAATTCTTGTTGTGTTTGCCTCTTCAGGATCATCCGCTTGTTGATTTCTTTCTAAAGCTATAACGCTATCAGATAATTGGCTAATACCTTGTGATCCTTTAAGGTGTGATAATGAAACAGTTATTCCTTGCTCATGTCCTCTATCACCTGATGCTCTACGAAGGTGAGCAACTAAGAACATACCAACTCCTGTTTCTTCTACAAGAGAACGCAACCTGTTCATTAATTGATCAATACCTCTACGCTCATCTGATTCTGTAAGACAATTAACAAGCATGTGTAAGTGATCTATTATTACCCATTCACATTGACATCCTATAATCATGTATCTTAACTTAGAAAATATATCGTCTATGTTTGTGACACCAAGATGCGAATGAATATAAACCCTACCTTCTTGTATAACTCTATCAAAGAGTGCGCTTAATTCTTCATCAGTATACTTCTCTCTTTTTTCGGCAAGATATAAGCGATCATTTGCTTCGATAGATACAATACCATCAGCAGTTTTTAACCAGTTTTCTTCAAGAGCTATGATGCCTACATTGTCTTCAGTATTTTTTATAAGATAATGACTCAGTTCTCTAGTGAAAGAACTCTTACCAAGACCTGTACCACCTGAGATTGTAACTAACTCAGACTTGCGCATACCATATAGCTTTTTATTTAATCCATCCCAAGGATAAGCAAGGCTTTCTTTTACTTCACGATGAATCCATTTGTCTTTCTCAGACGAAAGTTCTAGTATCCCTGAGGGAGTAAACTTCTTAGCTTCCCACCATGACTTCGTAAATTCACTATACTTATTCTGTTGTAGCATAGCGTTAGCATCTTTATATCCTGTAGGTAATGTTAATATCTTAACTTTGCCCGGTTTAATAATGTTTGCTACATCTCTTGCAGCTTTTCTACCTTGCTGATCATTGTCAAAGCAAAGCACAACTGTTTCAAATGATTCAACAAACTCAATACTATCTCGTATGTCTTTTACAGCAGCTTGTGCGCCTCTTTTAATTGAAACACATGCCCACTTACTGTCCATCATTTCATGTACAGCCATTGCATCACACTCACCTTCGGTTATAGTAAGATACTTACCACCAGTATTTCTAAATAACTGCTCACCAAATAATCCTGTGCTTTCATAAGTGCCTTTGAATCTAAAGTCTTTGTCTTCAACAAGCCTAGTCTTTGCACCTACAATTTCATTGCCGTTATAAAAAGGATAGATATGCTTTGCAATCTTTCCATCATTATCATATACAACACGAACACCATACTTCTTAGCAGTCTTTTCACTGATACCACGATCAGTAAGTTCTGCATAAACTCCTGTATAAGAGTTTAAAAATGTAGTTTCTTTTGGTTTGCGATCTGTAATTTGTGTAACACCATTTGGATTTTTATAATCTTTAAAGAAAGTTCCGCAACTAAAACATTTAGCAGAACCATCTTCATTCATTGCGACAGGATCAGAACCTCCGCACTTAGGACAGGGTAGTTTATACTCTGACCAGTTACTCTTTTCTAAATTCATAAGCATCCCTCATAAAAAAGGGAGGCAAGCGATCCGAGAAAACTCTTACCTCCCAATTACTTTACGAATCAGTTTCTGTTTCTTCTGATTCGGTTTCTTCTTCGACATCTATAGCACCTTGATAATCTTGTATTAACAAAGATTCAAAGTGTCTTAGAGCAGCATCCATTTCTTCAATGTCAACGATTGCAATCACTCTTTTCTGATTGATTCGTTTCATTCTAGATAAATAAAGTCTTCCCATATCAGAAAGTTCATCTGCAGATACCGAAACACCATCGATGATTACTGATTCTACTTCTTGAGATTGAGTATCTTCTGTCATCAGAATTCCTCCCCATCAAGTAGTTCAGCACCATCTTCTGATCTATACTCTACGAGTTCAAGAACTTGAACAGCTTGAAAGTCTAAACCTTTATAAGGTCCATACTTGTTCTCTCCTTCGTATTCAGCATATTGGACTTTAACTTTAGAACCATTACCCACGGAGTAATTTACTTCTTGTTTGTTTACATCCAATAAACGAGGTGCAGGTCTGACCATTCCATTAGGACCATTTACTTTCCTTTTGATTATGATCGCTTGACCTTCATCCATTTGCTTGAGCTTGTGTCCACGACTAGCAAAATCGTTTGCAGTATCGTCATCAACAACGAGGTTGATTGAATACACAGGTTCAAACCTTGTGTTAGGCTGTTTAATGCTTGCCCAATAAGCAGTTCCTTCTACAATTGCCATAGTTAATTTACCTCCATAGCATTAAGGTTGGTTATAGTTATCACTTTGCCTCAGTAAAGAGGAAGTGAGCCAATGAACCCCATCATCCTAGCATGATACTAAGTTAAGCACACACTAGAGGGATGGAGATTGAGGGCATCGTGCATACTTAATGGCTCTTTTCGCTTTACTGCGCAAAATATACACCAAGTATAACACATCTAATTCTCCCTGTCAATAGTTATTTTCTTTGTGAAAAGTGATGTCGTGCTAATTTTTCCCAATACTTTTCTCTACATTTTGCCTTCTTCCATAATATATAAAAGGTTAATGTAATAAGCGGATGTATAACAACAAAGATTAATAAGTTTGCTAACTCATATCCTAGTCCAGTCACTTCACCAATTAAATAAATAATACCACAACAAATTTGAAATAATAAAGTAACTATTCCTTCAAAAGTTAATTCAATATCAGGTATCCTGACTGTTGTTGCAATGTTATTTATTTTATTTAAAAAATTTATCATTCTTCTTCTCCCTCAAAAAAAGTAATAGTTAATCCAGCATCATCCATTTCTTTTTTTATTTGTTTTAAAGGTGTTAATGATTTATTTAAAGTCCAAATATAATTATCACTAACACGAGTTACAGTTTTAATAGCCTCAATAGTATGTAAAGCTACCATATTATCTATTACTTCCATAATATTATTAGCAAAAGTCTTAAGTTCTAAGACTTCTCCTTCATAATCTTTTACTTTAAGTATATATTCATTCATAAGTACAAGTCCAAGTCGTTAAAGTCTCCAGAGTATAGCATACTTTTACCCTGATTTCAAATTTATTTTGTCCACCATGCAGGTTTATCTCTACCTCGTTCCCACTTAGCATAGTGTTTCTCGTTGATACAGTAGTTTCGATAGGCTTTGATAGGATCATCGTCTTTGTATTGATCGGGCATGGCTTGCGCAACTGTAGACATTTCTCCTGTGTCCATAATGTTATCAGGTTTAAAATACAAAGCACTTTTTAATTTAGTAATGCTACCATGTTCTCTACCATACCTGTATTTATATTCATCTCCTAGTGCAATAAAGTGTTTGTATAACCACTCATAATTATCATAGCAATTTCTTGTCCATATAGTGCATGGATGATTCCAATATGCTCGTTTGTATAAACCATTGGCATCTGCATACGCATCACCATCTAACTCTCGGTGTGCTGTGCATAGCATCTGCGCAGTTTCAAGTGGCAT